AAGAAATTGTAATATATTATATGAAGAATTACCTTCTACAGTAAGATTAGAAAACGAATTACTTGAAGCACTAGCATCTCCATTTTGAATATGAAGTTTATTATCTGGACTACTTGTACCAATCCCCACACGATTGTTTGCTTGGTCAATGGCTAGAGTATTAGTATCTACTGTTAAGGCAGTACCATCAGAAATATTTACTGTGTCACCACTATCACCAATATTAATTGTAGTACCAGATGAGGGGATAATTTTATCTACTTCAAGTTGTGACATTAAACAATCACCAATGTTCCTTCTACAGTGACTGTTCCACTGACAGTGACTGCACCAACTAATAAAGCATTATCATTTGTGGGAATGACTAGATTTTTTGTAATTTCGTTTTTATTTAAGACATCAACATCATCAACGCCTACTCTATTACCTACATAATAAATATCGTTAGTATCGGTACTCATTAGCTGACATCAGTTAGTAGGGAAACGATAATATCGCAATCACCACCAGATGCACTTGATTGAGCAGTCATTGAATATCCACTTCCTAGAACTAACTTTCCTTTAATTATTTCTACTTTTGAATTAACAGGTACAGATACATCTTTAACAACAGTAAAGTTATTAGAGCCATCATTGACCAAAACATCAACGTCAATAGATGCAGTTCCTGTATTGGCTATATTTAAACCGACTACAATTTGTTTGTTAGCAGTAGTAGATACAATGGTTGTAGATGTAGCATCTGTTAAAGTTGTTTCTACGACTGAAAAGTTATTTGCCATGTTTTTATCCTAACGCTATTGCAAACGGAATAGCTGATGGATCACTTTCAGTAATACTTACAGTGCTAGGTAGTGTCACTGCGTTTGTAGAAGTATTTACTGAGAATAATTCTAAGTCATCTGCTCCGTCATATAGTTTCATTGTTATAGTATTTGTGACCGAATTGTCTAGCCAGATCGTACCTGCTTCTGCTGAACTTGGTCTTGAACTGCCGATATGACCAGAATTTAATGCTGATAAACTTGTATTGAGATTTCCACGAAAAGTAGCAAAGGCTTGGTTATCTAATGTTATTTGGGTTGCTTGGCTCATTATGTTATTACTTGTCCTACTCCTTCAGCTATGTAGTCAAATGTTCTATCTATACTTGTATCCGAAGAATTAAAAAATTCAATCGTAAATTGGCTTGTACTTTTGCTTGAAATTACATAATAGTCACCATTAGCCATTGATTGTGCTGAGATACCCAAAGCAGGATTGACTTTAAATGGATAAGTATAAGTGACTGTCTTACCACCTGTTCCACTAGAAATATCATTTCCACTTTCTCGTCTTGTAGGAATACTTGAAGAAACAGATAGTGAACTAATTAAACTTCTAGCTTTTAAATCATCACTTTCAAATTTTACTCTAAACTTAAAATATCTAGCAATATACTCACCCACTACAAACTGACTAAATGCTGAATAAGTGACATTATCATCTGAAGTTGAAATCTCTAATAGAGTATGAGCATTACCACCAGAAGCACCATCAAAAGGACTTGGTCTGCCATCATCTATTAAGGTAGCACTATCTGGTCGCCCACTATCAAAAAATTCAGATACATCTTGAGTAAACTGAGATACTGAAGCAGTAAAATTAACCTTTAATTTAGCACCTACGTCAATCGTATTAGCAAATTCATAAATACCAGATGCAGGTACTCTCGTTGCAGGTGTACCCACAGTTCCTGTAGCAGTTAATCCAATATAATTAGTGCTATTTAAAGTAATTAAAGAAACATTAGTTTTTGTTCCTGTAAATCCTGTATGTTCATTGATAGTGGTATCAGCTACATAATTAACACTTTCAATATTAGTGGTGACAATAGTTTCATTTGCTGATTGGTTGCCTAGCTTATCTACTGCCTTAATAAGATATGATCCAGATTTCAACGGAACTGTAAGGGTGGTTGCAGGTCTGCCAATCTTATCTACTAGGTCAAATGAGTTTAACCAAGAAGGTGTAGATAAATCGGTACTAAAACGAAGTTGATAAAAGTCTAAGTCTAAGTCTGGTATCGCAGTCCAACCCAAAATAGCTTGGTCACCTACTACGTTAATAGAGAAGTTTGTGACATCACTAGGAACAGCAGTTTGACCAATAATCTGTCTTGTAGCAGTGACATAAGTAGATTTAACACCGATACTGTTGATTGCTCTGGCTCTAACTTCATAGGTCGCATTATCAATCGCATTAAGTAGAGAATATTCTAATGCTGCACCTCTACCAATAACTCTAAATTGGTCACTGACTGCATTACCCTCTTTATCAAGAGTTTGTTTAGCTTCCACCTCATATTCAGCAACAAATTGGTCGGTAGATGCACTAATCGTAGCTGACAATCTAGTAAGCACCGAGCCATCATTATATTCTACCATTTCGTCTGTTAAGGTTAGTGAAGCAGGTGGTTGGATAGTAAAAGGATCAGGAAAATTGGTATTAGGCACAGTAGCTACTTGATTAATTGTTGAGAAGGTATACCAAGCGTCTTGATGTTCTTGTAAAGATAGATCTGTAGTAAAATTAGAGTTTAGTGTCATACCGCTTACTCTAAACGGCTTGTTAGTCATTCCTAATATTGTGGATGTAAGATTAACTATATCACCAACTGCTAAATCTAATGTTTCATAGTTTGCACTGAGAGCCAATTTTAAGTTATCTCTACTTCTTTTAAGAATAATCTTACCAAATTCATGAGCTTGGTAGGGTGATATGATTGTATCTAATGTTATATTGCCTTCTTGTAAAAATCCGCCATCTTCAGTTTTTAAAGTAGAATGATCTGTATCGTAAACGATAGTATCTATTTGGTAATTCTTTTCTGGGTTTACAAAGTTTACATTAACACGATTATATTTTTCGTTTTTTCTTTCGCTTTCTAACTTAATACCGCCAATAATATTATCTTCATTAAGGGTAAATGTAGCTGTTCCTGTTGTTTCTATAAGCAGTTTGAATTTACCTTGAACATAAGGCAATAATCCTCTCATGCCTTTTAGCAAAACTTTTACATTATCAATAATTTTCTTATTAGAATTGAGTACAGCGTTTGTATCAAAAAGATTTCCTGTAGTTCCTGTGTAGTAGGTGACTTGTGTTGTAGCTATTGTAGATGCAGTATAAAAACTATCTAAATCAATATCTGTTAATGCTATTCCTTTACCATATCTTTCATTTCTTAGATAATCTAATAAACACCAAGCAGGATTAGTAGAGTATTGATCTGTTGTTTCATTACCACCACTATCAAAAGTAGATATTTTTCTACCTTGAACTTTTACTAGAATATTAGGAATATTTGTATATTTATCGCTATCCCATTCAAATCTAAATGCTATATAGGCTAATCCTTGTAATCTATGGTTTGAAGTCCATGATGTTAATGTTGTTAAAAGGCTAGATGCTACTTGACTATCAGATCCGTAAAAGGGTTGTAGAGTAATTGTTGTGCCATATTTACTATCATTAGATGTAATTTGTGTACCATTTGCAAATGATCCACTAAAAGACACTACATCATCATTAACTCTAATTTCTGTAATTGCATTGATTTCGCCTTCACATAAAACCAAAGCACCATATAAATATGTATTATCTGTTCCAGATGTTTCTAAAAATACTCTTGTTCCGCCTAATAATCTCTCACCATAGACAATAGGAACTTGAGCATTGTTTGATTGTTTATTTAATAATGTACCTCTAATTTCTTCGACATCTGGTAAATCTGGAACTTCTGGGATTGGAACAAACCAAGATATAATCTTCTGGACTGCTTGTTGTATTGGTTTGACTATTTCTGCCATTGTCTATTTATCCTTATAATTCTGTTGTTTTTAAACGCTTTTACCCAGACTATCTCTTTATCATACTTTATATTTCTAGCAAAATCTTTACACCAATTAACCATATCCTTTATATTTTTACTACAAACAAAATTAGCAACACACAAATTATCGCCACATTTCCAATTACCATAATCAATGACTCCATGATGCAGAAATTTATTTTTGGTTATTTCATTAAGAAATGCCCAATTTACAAATCCTGTAATTTCTTTGTCTTTGAATATTTTATACTGATTTAGTGTAAAACTTGGGTGAAGATGGTGTTTTAAGTCTTGGTTTGAGTATTGATGATATTCTTTAAATTTTTTTAGAAACTCAATAACCTCAATCAAGTCCTACCCCATTTAATATCTTGAACAGTCAATGCTGAAAACTCAAAACCTCTATCACTAGCAAAATACTTTTGTTGTGATCCTTCGTTAGTTCTTCTTCCTGCAATTCTACTGAAATCAGAGAAATGGGATGTGCATATTAAAGTTAATAAACCTTTTTCTGTGTCTATTCTAAAACTCTCAATAAAACCTTTGTCATAGTTGTAAGTATCTATGAGAGCATCTGATCCGTTGAGTAATCCAATATCAATACTTACTTCATCATTTGAAACAACATTATTTAAAACAATAGAAGTAAACGCACTATCAACCGCAGATAAGGTAACAGTAAAATTAGATACATTTATTTCTGCGCTTTCTGATTTATTAGTAATATTCAAAAGATGCCCACTTGCCGAGTATGTATTAGAATTATGAGTAATATCTTTATAATGATTTGTTAATCTCTGTGGAGTAGGGAATAATAATTCTACTAAAAGAATAGGTTTAATATTCTGATTAGCTAATTCTGTTTTTAATGAACTTGATAAACCTCTAGCCATTATAGAGCCTCAATAAAATCTACTTCAAATCTATAAATATCAATGTCGTCAGTATTAAATGTTTGGATATCGTTTGTAAGCCTTACTGTAAAAGGAACATCATCGTAGGTTATTGTTTCATCATCAGCTAAAGCTTCTCTTAATGGTGGCTCAATAGTTAATGTTGATGCGTTTGCAACAGGATTAACATCTTCAACAATCATATAAACTTTATCGTGTCCACCAAATTTAATTAAATCACCTGCAAGGAAGGCTCCGCTTGAATTGTTATGATGCCCATCAACAGTAATCGTTGTATCACCTGCACTATGAGCTCCATTTACCGCAACATTATTTACTTCATGTCCTCTAGCACTAGAGATTACAGGTGGTACTATGGTAAATGTTTCTTTTTGTGATCTCTGTTTAATAATAAAAGCATAAACAGGTGCGAATCTTTGTCTTGTCATAGGCGGATATGAAGCTGAAAATTTCCATCTTTGACCATCTACTTGAACACTAAACATCTTCCCACTATCCGTAGTAGATGTAATAGTTTTTTGTTCACTAGCAAAACCTAATGATCTAAATATTGGGCTTGTTGGATATGTACCACTCATTAGATTATAGCCTCTCTACCTTGTGAATTAAGAGCATCATTGATTACATTAATAATAGTTGATCTTCTTTTAATCAATAAGTTATCGAAGCCTTCTGTATCATTTGCCATGATTGTAATGTTTACATTTGTTTCGCCTTTTAATTGATTATTAGGAATAACTGTTCCTGCACTATCTGGAACAAATAACTCTGGACCCTTTTCACCTACTAATGCAACCTGCCCAGGTGTAGGTCTACCGCCTTTTTCAAAACCTCTAATTTTATTAACCATTCCTAAACCACCTGCAATTACAGCACCTGCTAAAGCAAAGTTAAATGGCGGTGGCACAGATGCTAATGCTTTTGTTCCTGCTTCATAAACATTTATTAATGCTTTTTTAATTGCATCCATTTTGAATATTGTTTTAGCTTTTGATATTGCAGCACTTACTGCTTCACCAATTAATGCTTCTATGATTGCTGTTGATACTGCTCTTTTAAAATCATTCATATTCATTTTGCCTGTAATGACAAAATCTGTGAGCATTTTCTTTAATGATTTAAATGCAGTTTCCCCTGCTTTTTGGAAACCAGAGAATACATCTTTATCCATAGCTTCTTTAAAGCCTTCTTTAAACTCACCTGCACTGTCTTTTAAAAATTGAAATGCACCGCCAAGTTTTTCTGTTTCTATTGTTATTTTACCAAACTCAATATTCTCTAATGCTTCATTAACTAAATCTAATTCTTCTTTTAAAAGTCTAAATTCTTCTGTAGTAGGATCTAAAGTTTCTAATAATTGCCTCATTTGTCTTTTTAGATTAGAAGCCTCCATTTGAACTCTAGTAAAATTTGGATCTAAACTATCGTCTAAAGCATCTATTGAAACTCTTAACATTTCAGCTTCCATTCGGAGCTCTTCAAAGCCTTTTGGTTTATTAAATATTGCAAACATTTTATCTAAATGACCTGTAAAACTTGCTATTGCAAATCCTGCAGCAGCCAAAAATCCTATGAATGTAGTTCTTGAAACTTTGCTCATTGTCATAAAAGCAAGCGTTGTTCTACCGACTGCTATTGTTAATCCTGCCATTGCTTTTGTCGTGGCAAATATAGCTACTGTTAATCCTATTTTCTTAAATTCTTCTATATTTTCATTAATAAATCTAAAAGCATCTGCGGTTTTAGTAATCGCACCTGCTAATACTCGTCCTGTTGCTTCTGCAACCGATCTAATTACATCTTCATTTTCTGCAAGAGCTTTGTCTAAATCACCAAACTCTTTTTTAAGTTCATCAAAAAATTCTTCGGCTACTTGTTTTTGAAAGTTAAAATATTTATCCCCTATCATAGATAAAGTACCTTGTAGGGTATTTGCTAAATCATCTGTTGCTCCTGCGAACTCACCATCTGGACCGAATACCTTAATCAAAGCATCTCTAGTTTCTTCAATAGAAACTGTTGCACCTGCTTTGAAACCAAGCATCTCTCTAACACCTCGTTCTCTAAATAGATCTGCAGCATTAATACCTGCTGATAATGATCTCTGAATTTGCTCGGATGCGGTGCGGAAATCTAAACCAGAAACTGCAGCAACATTACCTGTGATTTCCATAATCTTAGCAAGTTCATCAGCATCTTTACTAACTACGGATAAAACACCTGCACCTTGTTGAATTTCTTCAAGAGAAAAGGGAACTTTTCCTGCAAATTTTGCCATCTCATCAAAGGCTCTTGCACCTTCTTTAGCACTACCAAATAGGAATTTTAGTCTTACTTGTAGATTTTCTACTTGATTTCCAACATCTACAAAGGATTTAAGAACTAATCCTGCTCCAAGACTTACTAAGGCATTTTTAAGATTAATTACAGAATTTTTGGTTGATTGTAGATTAGTTTGCGCAGATTGTAGAGCTTGTTGCGTTTTATCCTTTGCAACAATATTAATATTGAGATTTTTATCGTTTGCCATGTTGTGCTAATCTTCGTTGTGTATCAAGTTCTTCTTTCTGTAATTCGAAATAACCTAACCACAACATAAACTCATAAGTAGACATTTGCAATACTTCTGCAACGCTCTTATGAAGTCTCTCGGCTATAGCCAAGACATTATAAATTTCTGGAGTTTCTTTTACTTTTTTTTTAAGGATGAGCCATCTTCATTTCTCATAATCTGAGTAGCAACTCGGGCTATGATATCTGTATCGGCTTTGACCTTAAAAGGTAGTTTATGCTCTAAACCAAACATCTTATCACCGTTTTTTGTTAGAGCCTTTTCAATGATTACATCAATAAGAACATTGATGTCGTTATCGGTAGCACCCTTAAATATCTTAGACTTCTCTAACATATTAAAAGGCTTTGCATAAATAGCTTTATCACCTTCAAGCCCCCATTCAGGAACTTCAATTATTTTAGTTTCTAAGGCTTCGAAATGCCCTTTGACTCCCTCAAAGAAGTCTACTTTATCTGACATCTATTCTTAGACTGTACCTACTGTTAAAGCACCTGTTCCTTGAAAAGCTACTGATCTTGTTGTAACTCCATCAAGAGAAACTGAAACTGACATTGATGTTACGATACCGCTACCACTAAAACTTTCATCGCCTGATGTATTACCTTCTGGTAATAAAGTAAAAGTCAATGATGTTCCTGCGTCCATAGCATTTTGTGAGGTATCAGTTTCATCATAGTGCATATCAATAGTTCCACTAAAAGCAGTTCTTCCTGCAAGATATGTTTTTGCAGTATCAGTTAATGCTGTATCTTCTACAACATCTGCTGTGGTTTCTAATGAAAAACCTGTAACCTCAGCTGTAATATCTGAGCCTGTTTTAACAACGCCTTCTTTTCCGTGATGTGTTGCCATCTATTCTTCTCCTTTGTCTAATTTAGGTTTAATCGAAATAGTTTTTTTTTCAACTACTTTTTCTTGACCTTTTATCTTGTACCCTAATTTAGTGTACTTTTCAACTTTATCTGCACTACAAATAATTTTGTCTGTGCCTTTTGTCATTTCTACATCTTTCATTAAGCACTACCTCTCGTAAAATCGTATAAACATCTAACGACTATTCTTACTCCACCGATAGGGTAAAGAACGCCATCATCACTGCTACATTCTACAATCTGTGTATCAATAGCATTTCCGTTTCTAGTTATATCATTGTCAAGTGTTTCTTCAACAACTTCAATAAGCTGATTTCTTAATGTGTCAATATTAGATGTTCCGCCTTTTACATAACCAACAATAACAAAATCAATAGTTCCAGATCGCTTTCCTGTTGAATTACTGCCCATAGCAAAATCTTCTCTAGTTTCATCTGATGTTTGAATGTATGCACTAGGGAATTGTGGATCAGCTAATTCTTCTGGATCAAAAGGCTCTCTAGTAAGTTTTTTAAAAGTAATCGGTGAACTAACAGCAGTTAGCTTGGTAATTATATCTGATGCAATATTTTCTCTTTTAGACATTTACTATACCGCCTACTATATCTGCGAATGATTTTCTAATAACTTGTTCATCTTTTTTATTTATTCTGAAGAATGGTCTTACAACTTTCTTTTTTCCTGCACCAAATAAATCATGTATTGATGCTTTGTCAACTTGTTCTCTACCTCTAAAGAATAATTCCCCTTTTGATTGGGATGCTTTAAAAGTCATTGATCCAAGCATCTGTCCTGTATCTGTTAAATCAACAAAACCGCTTTCTTTTTTACTTCCATAACCTTTAACATAAGGTGCAAATTTTGATCCTGTTGAACTAATCCCTGCTCTAGTTCTTGTTTTTATCCTTCTAACCTGCATAGCAGATACAAAAGATAATGCTTGTCTAATCTTTTGAGGTGCTTTCTTTTTGATATTCTCGAGATCTTTTATAATCTCAATAGTATTGTCTTTGATTTGACTATCGAACAAGTCTTAAATGGTGGATAGGTTCTTTTTCATCAGTAGAAATTGTACCGCCACCATCCTCATCATATTCAACACCATCTCTTAGAACGGCTTGAAATTCTTCTGCATATTTAGATCGGTAAAAATTTATCTGTATTTGGAACGCATCCTCGCCACCATCAGGGGTTTTCCACTTTGTAAGCATGGGATAGATATATTCTGCTAAAGATTTATAAACTACACACCTAGTCCATTGTGAGTTTGTTAGCTTTGCACTATCCATTTCTATTGATGTTATTTTAGTAATATCTTTGTATCTGACTGTGTGTCGATATCTTTCCCACCATTCCTCACGGATTTGTCTAATGACATCATTTTCTGCGTGTTGCATTTGTGTATCAAAATCTGTAATTCCAAAGCCTGCAATATCTGGTTGATATTGTTGTATATCTGATAAAGCTACTGCAAATTCTGTTGTTGCCATTAATGAATAGTCCTAGTTTTCTGTTCTTGTTCTGCAATTAATGATAATTCAGTCATTATAGCATTAAGAATAAAATTAGCATCAAATTCAGATTTGCAGTTTTTAAAGGCTACAACAGCTGTAAATGTGCCATCTTTTTCTTTTATGGTATAGAAATTCTGCTTAAATTTATCATCAAAGTCTATAATCACAATAGGCTCACTATACCTAATTAATTTTCTTTAGCAATAGCCTCGTCTAGTTCTCTTATATATCCGACTGACCATGACAATGGTTTGATGCCTTTTTTTCTCATGTCTAAATCTTGATTAAATTTCCATTGTTTCATTTCTTCTTCTGACTTTTCTTTACGATCAACACCTTGATTATCATATCCTTCTGCAGATAACCAAGTACTAGGATGTTGTGCATACTTTTTGTCGGCCAGATTATCATAATATTTATTATATCTTTCTGATAACATTTGAGGCTCTTCCCACCAATCTTGGTGTAGTTTTCTGTAGTTATTTCTTGCTTGTCCTTTACTGACTTTGTAGCAAACGCCTTCCCAAAATTTATCAAAATGTCTATCTATTATATTATTATTAGATTTAGATATAGATTTAGATATAGACTTAGAGGCTTCGCTTTGGGTTTCGTTTGGGTTACCCAAATTAAGTTTACCATTTGTCCTATTTCTTTCTGTAATGGATAATGCTCTTGCGTATTCTTCTCTTAGTCTTTTCTGATAGATACCTTTATCGTCTTTTTGCCAATAAAGTTTGAGTATCTTGTCTACTGTCTTTTCCTCTGCGTTTGGAGCCAAACAATATATAAAATCAATATCATCTGGCAAATATCCCCCTCTTGACCATGCAAAGAAAATTAATCGAAAATAAATGCCTAATTCTTCATTTGTTAGAAAACAAGTGTCAGAATTAAAAGCATCTATCCATAAGTTCATTTTTGGCATACTGCTCATACTCCCCATATCTCCCTTCGTATTTGTATGTTGTTGTCGTTCCACTCCCAAGAATCTACAATCGGTTGATAGATCAATGCTAGTTCCTCTGGTGTTTCGCACTTCTCTAAGACTGTATATAATCCTTTGATATTATTGTGTATCTCTACCCAATGATCTTGTTCTTCCTCAACCTCTGTAATCTCATACTTGGTTGGTGTGCAAGATAAAATGCTACAAGATACTTTCTTATCGTATTTTTCTTCTAAGGCTTTTTTGTAGATAAGCTGTTGTAGTATCTCTGACCTTGTGTGTCGCATTTGTTTTTTTATCTTTAAATCATAAATTAGCAGTTCTTCATCTAAGTCAAAGATAAAATCTGTATATCCGATAAAAGGGATGCCAAGTATTTCTGTTTCTATCTTTTCTTGGTAAGAATGGATTTTGTAGTTCTTGTTTGTTAATTGCCAAGATTGATTGATCCATTTAGGAATTAAATCCTCACAGAACTTTTTGATGACCTTAGTATCATATTGATAAGGCTCCATATCTTTACAGAAATTATCAATGCACTCTGACACGATTTCCTGTTTGTTCTTTTCCCCTTCAGTCAAATATCGGTACAATGCTTTCTCAACATTACGACCTGCTGACATACTAGGGTTATCGCCTGTGTCTAATTTATAGATTTTGTTAATAATAAATTGGCAAGGAAATTGTTTGAATGATGCCAACTTACTGTGAGAAAGTGGGAGTAAATCCCACTTCTCAAATACTTCCTTACGCATATTTACCTAGGGAATAAACTGCGTATTTCTTTTTTGTATGCTTATCGACTTCAAATGTAGTATCGATAATAAACCCCATATCCTTTAATTCGGATATTCTGGCCGCCAAACGAAAACACCCATATAAATTTAGTGCTTGTAATGGATTTATCGTTCTATGCTTATTTAAATGCTTAATTATTAGCTTTTTCTGTGACATATATTACTCCTATAATATTTATATAAGTTATCAGCAAACTCCTTAGGATCAAGCTCTAACACTTCATCCCAATACTTTCTTTCACCATATTTAAAAGTTAGTTCGTGATGGTGCGGATAGCAAATTGGTAAACCAACACTATCATCTCGTATCATTGCACCTAATCTATACTTACCTTGTAAATGATGAAATTGTATTTGATGATTGTTTATAATCCCAAGTGTCTTTTGACAAACGAAGCAAGGGCGGTTTTCTACCACCCATTGCATATATTTTTTATCTTTGATTGCTTTTCTAGAACGGGATGTCATCATCTGGTAAATCAGATTTTGTTTGCTCTGGTGCATCATAAGTATTTTCTTCAATCTTAATACTTACCATCTTTAACGGATTACCATTCTTGTCTACCTTGCTATCGTCTTTCCACATTGCAACTTGGTAAACAACTCCCTTCTGTAAGGTAACACTCTCTTGGACTGTTACCTTATTGTTCTTGTAGATGGGTTGTCTTTCTTCCGTCTTATCGTTCTTAAAAAGATTAATCCAAATCGTCATCTTCTTCTACCTTCCCTAATGTTTTGTTATTAATTGTATTGACAGGATTGCTATGCTCAGATTCTTCATCATCACCAATATCCATTAAAAATAATTTCATTAATAAATATTTGTAAGCATAACTAATAGCTTTTCCGCTACCCTTATCACTATTATCAATCCCATAACCTACATATCCGTCTACTGTCATGCGGTCATCTGGCTTGTCTACATTGATAATATCTGCTGACATGGTTACGATTGTTTCCTTGCCATTCTTTTCGTGATTAGTCACCTTGGGTACAATCAATACCCTCCAGTCTTTTAAGGCTTCCCTAACTTTATTGTTTACCTCGTTAAAGGTTACAATTCTGTAGGGTACACCTTTTGATTTTTCTGTGTTAATCGTTTGCACAGTTCTTGTTATGTAATACAGTTTTTGTGCAAGGCTTGCCCCTGCAACTGCACTAATAAAGTCATCTTTCATTTATTATTACTCCTATTTTAAGACGCTATGTCCTCTATTCTCCATACATTTTTTATAAATGCTAGGAAAAGTTAATTCTCTTTCTGGTAAAAGATAGAGAAAGTATGCACGAACATAATAGTTGTAAACATACTTTGGTGTTTCGACTAAAGTGTTCGTGTTCTGCTTTGCCAAATGCTCACAGTGTTGTAAGTCATTTGTTATTTGCACGGCTTGTGAACTATCAAAAGTTCCGCTTCGACCTGCGGTATCAATTTTCGGTTGATACATGCAGTTTGTTAAAATTAAACCGAACAACATTAGAATTGTTAGTTTTAACATTCTTAACTTCACTCCTATATAGTGGTACTCTTAACCATCCGTGCTTTTTCATTAGTTGGTCTATGATATGTCTAAAGTTATATTTCATATTACCCCCTCTTTGCTCTGCTCGTTGGTAAATAAAACGCCTCATCAACAAACTTCTTAGCTTGAAAAGTATAAGGTGCTTCTTGTTGTAGTTTTTCTGCAAATGAATTGACGAAAGTAAAATACTCA